TGTAATTTTGGATGCTATCCAACCGAACCTAAATTTTTTAGAAGTTGAACACATTATTCCTATGAACAACACTGCTAGAGTATTCATTATATGTGCTATTAAAAATAGTGATATGGAAGTGTCTAGCGGCGATGCTATCCGTAGAAGAATGATTTTTGTTAATTCTATGGACGGAAGTTATAGTTTCAAAGTCATTCAATCAGATGTGCGGTTATGGTGCTTTAATCAGATGGGTTCGATACAAAATTCTAAAAATAAGATGGTTTTCAAACATTCTAAAGGTGTTAACCAGTATCTAAAAAACCTACCTGAGTTTTTATCTTATCAACGTCAAGATCTAGCAAATTCTATTGAAGAATTTAAAGCTATGCGTAATACACCATGCTCATCTGATATGCTCAAAAATCTGTTCTTACATTCATTTCAGGACAAATTAATAGGTCAGATAACAGATAAGGATACTAAACAAAAAAGAAACAAAGAATTTAAAGATATAAATAAAGAGTGGATTGCAGTTAAAAATAATTTTAAGGTAGAGGGCGAATCCAATTTGTTTAACGCATTCAACGCTATAACCGAATATGAGACTCATTCAGAATCTAGCAGGGTCGATTCTACAGAATCAGCCAGAATTAGGTTTGAAAGTCTTATAAGGGGTCGTTGTGCGGATCGCATTCAAAAGGCTAGACGTGAATGCTTAAGACTGACTACAGTTTAGGAGATTATTAAAATGATAGAAACATTCAAAACACTTAAAAATAATGATTTAATTAGGGTATCTCTCACAGACGCTCTAATAGGTAAACGTCAAAAATTACTTTCAGTTGGCCGCCGAACCCATTCAAAAAAATATAATGTTGAGAAATTAACATTACATCAACTAAATAAAGATGGATCGGTTTGCAAACATTCATGCAAATATTATTTCTACTATCGTCCAGAATCAAATTTTCTTTCGTTAGCAATGTCTAATATGGCATGCTCATTTACCAGTATTGAAAAATTAAATACTGTCTAACAGAAAATTAAAATTTATTAATCCTGATTCTAGAAAAGTCAGGATTTTTTATTGTCTTATATGAGTCTAAGTAAGATTGTAATAATCTAATGATCCTTAAGGTATGTTTATACCTTTAAAAATTATAGTTATATCAATAAAATTGTTTGCTTTTTTATTTGTTAGATACTACAATAAAGGATGTAAAAACCATCTTTATTTTTATGACTAACTCTAATTACACTCAACTTGAGCTTCCATTATTTGCGAAGTATAAAGTTACCCATTTTATAGATTGTGGAGCGTGGATAGATCCGAACCCTACTATTGAATATTTTGAAGAATGGTATGAAATGGAAGATTATGCAAGTGAAGAAACTCAAAGAAGAATAGATTATACAGTGCAACATAGTCCATTTACTATTAGTGAAGAAGAATATAAAGAAATCGAAGAGTATGAAAATTCAATGTATAAAATCGAAGAAATAACAAATAATGGATTAAAACTTATTAAAGGTTGGGTTAATTCATTCACTGTTTAAAAATCATTCAATTATTCACTTATTAAAATTCATTCAATTAATTATTATGGAACTTACAATTAAAATTAATCTCGATTCAAAAACTCATTCAAAATATCATAATGTTGAGGCTTCATTATGGCTTTACTATCTTTCACAACATTTAGATAAAAATTTTGATGATGAGAAATTAGAAAAAATTCTAAATGAAAAAAATTTCATTTATTCTCAAGGAAAAAATAAAAATAAAATTGGATTTTATAAATTTGAAAATAAAAAAATTGAAAAGGAAAAAACCGAAGCAGAAATTATAGCAGATCTAAACAAATGGAGTAGGAAACATTTTGGATATGTTGAAAATGGTGTTTTTAAAATGGATGATTAAATTAAATTAGATCAGGAACTAAAAAATTTAAGCTAGATTTTAAATAGTCTAGCTTTTTTTAATGTTTGATTTTTGAATGATTTTAAAGTTGTTAATGTAGTATTGCATAGGTAAGTTTTTAAAATTATAGGATTCTTACTTTTTTAAATTTCTTAGTTATACTAATTGTTTATGAGTCTTATTCTGTGAGATTGTAGAGAAAATTTAAGGATTTTTTGGTTTTTACTGGTTATTATTGTATTAAATTAGTACTTGTGTTATCTGGTAAATTCGTTTATAATTAGGGAGTAATTCACCCAATTTTACAAAATGCCTACAGCAACAAAAACACAACTTCAATATGAGCTAGACAGAACAAACCAAACTACAGGTTTAAATATGGTTTTTGAAAAGTCAAGAGAAACTGGATACATTCTCTATACTGACGAAACAAAAACAAGCCAAATAAATTGCTGTTTATCGTTTAAAGAAATGCTATCAACTTTTCAAAATCTAAGAAGAATTTTTGAATACAAGAATTTAAAAGATTCTATCTTTAAAAAAATTCAAGTTGATAAACAAGATTTTTATTATTCTCAACTTTCCAAACTTGGCACAAATTAATTCTGTTTTTCTTCTTTCCCGTACTTATCCCATGACTTATTCCAATAAAGCAAACTTTAAGCGTATCAAAGTTTATGCTACCCATCACACAAATCGTTCCAGACTTAACACTATGGTTTTTATTATTGGCACTGTTTCTTTTTTGTTGGCTTGCTATCTCACAGACAAAGGTTATAAAAATTGTCTGCAGTCTGGCAAGTATTCCACAATCGAATGTGAGAAGCTACACTATGGTTAACTTCCCCCAGACTCACACAATTATTTTTCCGCTTTCCCATTTTGGGGGGCGGATTTTTAAAAAAATTTTTATACTACAGAAAGCACGGAACTTACTGATAAACCATAGAATAAGTTATAAAATACTACAATATAATAATACTACAATATTACACTAATGTCAACTACTTTTTCTTATCTTCAACGCTAATAGATAGCTGTGGAGCGTTAATATTGATATTCTCTACACTCTCCCCTAGTACTCTACCAAGTGAATCCAGCACTTGAGCAGCAGTTTGAAGCTGACCTTTCTTCATAGCCTGGTTAAATAACTTCATTCTCATACCCTGCAACCTACCAATCATCTTTTCTCTGTCCTTTTCCCAATCCTCATCATTCCAGGATTTTACCTTTCTCCAGTCACTCCAGGCTGTCTCCACCCCAATTTGCTCTTTTGAAGCGTGATCCAACACCAACTGTCTTGTTGTCATACCTTCCAACTGTCTTTTGTATAATCTCTGCCTTCTGGCTTCAATCACTACATCTGGTTGCCTCCTCCCACAAACTCTGCCATCTTGCAAAGCCTTTTCTGAAGTAAATTGACCACTTGAATTACGAAGAATAGAATCTGTCACGGACTAAAATGCTATTTATACTGAATGATAACCCCAAATCTAGTGTTTAGTCGAGTAAAACACAGAAATTTGTTCATATTTAAGCTAATCTTTACTACATGAGCACAAAAACAGCCGAAAAACTATCACTCAGATGGGCACAGGGGGAGGTGTTCAACGCAGAACAAAGATTTAGAGTCCTCGTAGCTGGCAGAAGATTCGGAAAATCCTACTTATCCTGCATCGAGATATTAAAAGCAGCAATAGACCGCCCAGGCGAAACATATTTCTACTGTGCCCCAACCTATCGCATGGCAAAAGACATAGCCTGGAAAGAAATCAAGAAACTTATCCCACCCCAATGGATAGCCTCCAAAAACGAAACCGACCTAAAAATCGAACTAATTAATGGATCGCTAATCGAACTCAAAGGAACAGAAAATGCCATGACCCTCCGAGGTAGAAGCCTTGCTGGAGTAGTACTTGACGAAGCAGCCTTCATGGATTCTGACGTATGGTTTCAGGTAATCAGACCAGCCCTCGCAGACAAACAAGGTTGGGCACTTTTCATCTCCACACCCGATGGAACTGCAAGCTGGTTCTACGATTTATGGTGTTACGTTCCAGAGGACACATCAGGAGATTGGAAACGCTGGAGCTTTACCACTATAGATGGGGGCAACGTACCAGAAGAAGAAGTCGAAGCAGCCAAGTCACAACTAGACAACAGAACATTCAAACAGGAGTTCGAGGCAAGTTTCGAGAATCTCACTGGTCTCGTTGCAGTCTCCTTTTCAGATTCCAACATTTCTACCGAAGCGGAGGACATAAACATCGCTCCACTCTTATTAGGAGTCGATTTTAACGTAGATCCACTTTGCGGTATATGTGCAGTCCGCTATCGAGACATTCTCTACGTCTTTGACGAAATAATTATGACGGGCGGAGCAACAACCTGGGATTTTGCAGAAGAAGTAACCAACCGATATGGTGTGGAACGCAGAGTAGTAGCTTGCCCTGACCCTACGGGTGCTGCCCGAAAAACATCAGGAGTAGGTTCAACGGACCACACTATCTTACGCAGAAGCGGATTTACTGTGTCATCTCCCAGATCCCCCTGGAAAATACGAGACAAAGTAACAGCCGTAAATACTGCACTATATGACGCAGCAGGAGAAAGACGAACCTTGATCCACCCACGCTGTAAAGAATTAATAAAATCCCTCCGCACCCTCACATACGCACCAAACACAGGTATGCCAAATAAAAACCTTGGAGTGGACCACGCATTTGACGCTTTCGGCTATCTCTGCCTCCAACAATTCAACCTTGCCAAACCAGAGACATTAGGACAAACTTCGTTTAGAATATATTAAGAGTTCTTTTTTACTATGGGCTACGGTTACGGTGGATCAATGAAATCCACAACAAAAAAGAAGAAAAAGAAGAAAACTAAGAAGAAGTGAGAAAATTTAGACGAGTAAGACGAGACAAAAAGACAAACGTACCAAGTAAATACCTTACTGGTGCGAAAAATAAAGCTGCAAAAGCAAAAGAGATCAAAGAAACAGCCGAAAAATACAAAAGAGGCGAATATATTGATATAAAAGCCATAAACAAACTACGATCTGCCCAAGATGAAACCAAAAGCAAAGCCACTAAACGAAAAAACAAAAGAAACACTAAGAAAAAAGGCAGATAAAAGCCGTTTCACTTACGGACAGCTTGCCAGAGTGTACCGTAGAGGACAAGGAGCATATTTATCCTCTGGATCTAGAAATGTACCAATGGCTGCATGGGCAATGGGCAGAGTAAATAGCTTTATCAGTGGAAAGGGAGGGGCAAGAAAGGCAGATGCTGATATACTTAGAAAGAAATCCAAGAAAAAATGACAGAAATTACAGACGAGATGCTTGACATCATCGAAAAAGTAAAAGGAAAGCGTAATCCTGCTCTGTGGGATCCTAGATGTGAACAATATCAAAGAAAACTCAAAGAAGGTACTGTAAAAAAGTCAACAACAAGTTAAACTATTTATAAATACTCTTTTTTCTTAAGATCATGGCATTTTTTCGTGGAGAGGAAGGTTCTGTAAAATTTAAAAACAGTTCTGGTACTACTGAGGCAATAGTTTCTACTACAGCTTGGAGTTTAGACATAGCGAAAGAAACACTAGACGTAACTGCACACGGCAACACCACAAGAAACTTTGTAGGTGGATTAATTTCTGGCACAGGTTCCATAGACTTTTTGTACACAGCAGCAAGTGGCAACGAAACTGCAAACTTATTAGCCGATGTTTTAACTACAGAGGATGCTGGTGATGCGCAATTTGAATTATTTTTAGATACTTCTGGAACTAAGAAAGTAAGTTTTTCTGGAATTGTCACAGGCACAACATTATCTGCTTCAACAGGCGACCTTGAAACTGTCAATGTAAGTTTCCAAACTAACGGTGCTATAACCAACGCTGCATAATGCCTAAATCATCTTATTCAGCGAAGCAACGCAAACTCGCTGCTGTTGCCCCACCAAGGGATAAGATTACTGATGCCGACTTAAAAAAGCTACGTTCCAAGAAAAAGAGGAAGAAAAAGTGAAACTTACCATTCGCCAAAAAAATCTATTACAGAAACATTCTGAACACCATAGCGATAAGCATATGGAGTTTATGAAAAGGCGAATGAGAGCAGGAGACACTTTTACCCAAGCCCATAAAAAGGCACAGGCAAAGGTGGGAAGATGAGTAAAAAAGATCCTAGGCTTACAAGAAACAGATTAGAAGGATTCAATAAACCAAAGAAAACGCCTAGTCATCCCACTAAGTCTCATGTGGTTTTAGCTAAGAAAGGCGATAAAATAAAATTAATACGATTCGGCCAACAGGGGGTTGTGGGTGCAGGGAAAAACCCTAAATCTGATCGAGACAAAGCCCGAAGAAAATCGTATTATGCTAGACACAATGCACAAGACCCCAATCCTGGATTCTTTAGTGCTAGATACTGGTCACACCGCACTAAATGGTAAACAATGACTTACGCAATCCCAGGTCAAATTAGAACAAAAATAATTACCTCCACAACTCTCGGTGGCACGGACAGTCCCTTCACTCGTACAAGAGCCGTACTGGACATGATGAAAGGTTGGGAAATAATGAAAGCCGTAACCGAAGGAACTGAATATCTAAGAGAAAACAGCGAAGCATTTCTACCATTAGAACCAAGAGAAGATTACACAGCATACACGGCAAGAGTAAATCGTGCTGTATTTTCTCCGTTTACTCAAAGATTAATAAGAGCAGCTACAGGTCTTGTTTTAAGAAAACCAATATCACTCATAGGAGATCCTTATTGGACCGATACTTTCAAAATGGATGTTGATGGCTGTGGATCAGATTTAGACGAATATGCGAGAAGAGTACTTATGTGTTCTCTCACATACGGCCAAAGTCACATACTTGTAGATTATCCTGCACCATCGGGAGCAGTAAGTCTCGCAGAAGAACGTCAGCAAAACCGCAGACCATACTGGATCGAAGTTGATCCAAACAATCTTTATGGTTGGAGGTTAGATAGAGAATCTAATTACGGAAACTTGATACAGGTGAGACTAGGGGAAAGAGCAGTATTACCAGATGGGGACTTTGGCGAAAAGGTA